TTCCAGTACTTCGTAATATTCTAGGTCCACTATTATTCTCTTTACATGTAAGTTTAATTGAAGATCAAGATTTTATCAAAAAGTAGTTTAAATTTTGGTTGTTAAGGTTGATTAACAAACCGTTAAATGTTGCTATTTTGGTAAAACGCCAACAATAGCCTATTTTAGGGCATCTCTACCACAACAAGACCCCTAAATAATACCACTTAAAAGCCTTTTTCGTGACACACTTTGGCACAATCTTGGCACACGGTATAAATTAACAGGACTAACTATGCTCAAAAACCACAGAAAAGGTTTAGGGATTAAGGTTAGTGATCCTCTTCATATTAAGCTATTAAAAAAACTTGAAAATCTAAAAATCAAAGCTACTCATAAAAATAACACTATCTCATTTTTTAAAGATGGAATTAGATTCGTTTTAATGGTGTGGCACTATGATGAAGATTTATCACGAAATGTCATCGCCAACGGTGGAATAGCTTGTGAAGTTAAATCACTTCAATGTTTGGAGACTATCTTATGTGTGAGATAGTTTTTGAAGGGCATATACCTTCTGTAAATCACATTTATAGCCGTAGTCAATACGGTACTTACTTAAACGATCAGGGCAAAAAGTTTAAAACGATTCTTGGTTGGACTGCACGAAAACAAAAAGTTAAAAAACTTACTGGAAATGTAAAGCTCTATTTTGAATGGCATTGTATTAAAAAAGGTCAAGGTGACTTAGATAATAAGTGCAAAGTAATCCAAGATGGACTCAATGGCATAGCGTATATCGATGATAAGCAGATCATAGAACTTCACGCTAAGAAAATACAATTTAGCACCTTTGATGGTGTTTTGATACGGATTGAGGAATTAAAAGATGCTAACGAAAAAAGATCAACTACAAAAGAACAAACCAAAAAACGATAAGAAACTTCCATCAAAAGAGTTGCAGCAGTATCAATTTTGGCTCAAAGAAAACCACCCACAATGTCAAGCAAAACTAAACGGATGCGAACATCAAACCATTGAAGCTCATCACGTTTTATTTGGAAGTTTTGGAGCGGATAAAGATGACCGTTATTTATTATGTGTATGTCGCAATTGCCACGAATGGGCGCACAAAAACAAGGCATTAAGTCAAGAATTGTTTTTACATGTAGCTCGTGAAAATTGGAAGCAATACGGAGGAAGTGAGGATATTGATAATGGCTGAAAAACGTATGTTTTCAAATCAAATTATTGATAGCGATGCGTTCCTTGATATGCCTGCAACTTCACAAAATCTTTACTTTCATTTAGCTATGAGAGCAGATGATGAGGGATTTATTAATAGTCCTAAAAAGATAATGCGATCAATTGGTGCAAACGAGAACGATTTTGATGTTTTGGTGGCAAAAGGTTTTTTAATAGGTTTTGAGTCAAAAATTTATGTCATAAAACATTGGTGGGTACATAACTATATTCGTCAAGATAGGGTTAAAAGTACCAATTACACATATGAAAGATCTCTTTTAAATTTAAAAGAAAATGGTGCTTACACACTATGTCAGTCAAGTGACAGTCAAGTGTCTGACAAAAGTCAGGCTAGTATAGAAGAGAGTAGTAAAGATAAGATTAGTTTAGAAGAGGATAGTATAGATAAAGAGAGTGTAGAGAAAAAACCTAAACGGTTTATTCCTCCAACACTTGAAGAAATTGAAACTTTCATCAAAACTAACAACCTAAACGTAAATGCTAAATATTTTCTTGACTACTTCACAGATGGTAACTGGATAGACAGCAAAGGAAATAAGGTTAAAAACTGGAAACAGAAACTAAGGACATGGCATAACCATAACGATTCAAAACCAAAGTACAGAACACTAGCAGATAGTAACCGTGAGGCTATGGATGCTTACGAAAAGCGCTTTAGCAATGATGTTATTGAGGGGGAAGTATGCGAGCCTTAATAGAACACATTGCAAATATGCTAAAGATTGATCTAAAAGACCCTTACGCTTTAGCGGACATTGCACAGGTGAAAGAGCTTGAAGGATTTAAGGCTTTTATCGAAGATAACTTTAATGACATTCGTTTGAAGTTTGCTAATTCAATAGAGAAATTTCTACTTTTGAGGAAAATGTACTATGAAGAGCTTAATCGTGATCGATTAGAAAATGCTCATAAAGTTTCTTTTGCTATTGGTGAAAAGTTTAGAGAACTAAAACCTCAGCTTCGAGAGTTAGAAGATAAAGAGATTTTAACTAGGTATTTGGCTCAAAACATTGATGGTGAAATGGTTAGGTGTTTTACTGATTTTGAAAACAACGCGCTAGGAAAAATTGGAACTATCAAAAGGTTAATTTACCTAGATGATAATCACAAACTTGAAGAGGAACTAGACAAAGTATTTTCAAGTGTTGTTTATTATGGCAAAGAAACGCTCAGAATAGAGCAAAAAAAGCAAAATAACACTTTAGGCGATGAAAGACTCGATAAAACTGTTAATACCGCTTTAAACCGCATTTAACTACTCAACTGTTCGGAATTACCGAACAACTCAAACAATCAAAGGTACTGATATGACTTATCAAAAATTCATAGAGTCAAAAATAAAAATGGCTCATTATGATGGATTTATCATACATGATGATGAAATTAACAATATTCTATTACCACATCAAAAAGACATAGTGAAGTGGGCAGTACTTGGTGGGAAACGAGCCGTTTTCGCATCATTCGGTCTTGGTAAAACCATGATGCAGCTTGAAATAGTGCGGCTCGTTCTTAAGCATGCTGGAGGAATGGGATTGATCGTCTGTCCTTTAGGTGTACGCGCTGAATTTAAAAAAGATGCTGAAAAACTAGGAATAACAACAAAGTTTATTCGTACAACTGAAGAGGCTACAGAAGAAGGCATCATCTACTTAACAAACTATGAAAGTGTAAGAGATGGAAAGCTAGACCCTCGGATCTTTAAATGTGCTTCTTTGGATGAAGCAAGCGTACTACGTGGATTTGGTGGTACGAAAACATTTCGTGAATTTATGGGACTTTTTGCAGGTGATAAAAAGACTATGAATGAGCGTATCCTTGGAGATGATGTATCTTATCGTTTCGTGGCCACTGCTACACCATCACCAAATGACTACATAGAGCTACTAGCCTATAGTGCATTTTTAGGTGTTATGGATGTTGGTCAATCAAAGACACGATTTTTCAAACGTAACAGTGAAAAGGCAGATCAACTTACAATTCATCCCCATAAAGAAAAAGAGTTTTGGGCGTGGGTAAGCTCATGGGGATTATTCATTGAAAAGCCTAGTGATTTAGGTCATAGTGATGAAGGGTACTCACTACCTGACATGACAATCAACTGGCATGAGATACCAAATCAAGACAGCACGTTTGACAAAGGTAAAGATGGCCAAGGAATTTTATTTCGCAATGCAGCAGTAGGTTTAACAGAAGCAGCGCGCGAAAAACGAGAAAGCATTCAGAGCCGTATATCAAAAATGTCAGAACTGGTCCATTCAAAACCAAAAGAAGACCAGGTGATTATTTGGTGTGATTTAAACAGTGAACAAGAAGCCATAGAAAATGCACTCAAACAATTAGAAGTTACTTACTCATCTCTCTATGGAAATCAAGATATTGATAAACGAGAAGATCTTCTTGGCCAATGGCTTAAAAAAGAAAAAACTGCTTTTATCTCAAAACCTATGATGTATGGAAGTGGTGTCAATCTACAACAATGCCATAGGATGATCTTTTTAGGTATTGGATTTAAGTTTAATGACTTCATACAATCCATTCACAGAATTTACCGCTTTTTACAAAATAAAAACGTAATCATCGACATTATTTATACTGAAGGTGAACGAGAGGTAAGACGTATTTTGCAAGAGAAGTGGGATAAACATAACGAAACGGTGAGACAAATGACAAGCATTATTAAACAATATGGTCTTAGCTCAAATGCTATGGCTGACAACTTGAAAAGAGCCATTGGTGTTGAACGCATTGAGGTATCAGGAAAAAACTTTACATGTGTTCATAATGATTGTGTTGATGAAACAGCAAGGATGGAAGAAAACAGTGTAGATATGATCTTAACTAGCATTCCATTTGCGACACAGTATGAGTATAGCCCTAATTATTGTGACTTTGGACATACCGATACAAATGCACACTTTTTTGAACAGATGGATTTTTTAACTCCAAATCTTTTTAAGGTCCTATCACCTGGAAGAATAGCGGCCATTCATGTTAAAGACAGAATTGTACCAGGTGGACTTACGGATTTAGGTTTTCAAACCGTTTATCCATTTCATGCAGATTGTATAACGCACTATAAAAAACATGGATTTGCATACATGGGGATGATTACAGTCGTTACAGATGTCGTAAGAGAAAACAATCAAACATACCGACTAGGATGGTCAGAGGTATGTAAAGATGGAACGAAGATCAGTTGCGGTATGCCTGAGTATATCCTCCTTTTTAGAAAGCCTCAAACAAGCAATGAAAAAGCCTATGCTGATGTTCCTGTTAAACACTCAAAAAATGAATATTCAAGGGCACGTTGGCAAACAGATGCACATGGTTTTTGGCGCTCTAGTGGCAACAGACTTATGACACCTGATGAACTAGAAAAAGCAGAGCCTGACAAGATTTTTAAATGGTTTAAGAACTACCACCTTGAGCAGATCTATGACTATGAACATCACATAAAAATAGGCGAACATTTAGACGAAAAAGGGAAGCTTCCTGTTTCCTTTATGCTTCTTCAACCACCTTCATGGATGGATGATGTATGGGCAGATGTTGCACGTATGAGAACACTCAATATGATGCAATCTGCTAAAGGTCAAGAGATGCATTTATGCCCTTTGCAGTTTGACATAGTGGACCGTGTGATTGAGCGCTTTACAAATGAAGGTGAAGTTGTTTATGACCCATTCGGTGGAATTATGACAACTCCATATAGAGCATTGAAAAAAGGGCGAAAAGGAAGGGCTACTGAGCTTAATTGGCGCTATTTTCAAGATGGAGTTAAATACTGCGAGGCTATGGAAAAAGAAATGGCCATGCCTACATTATTTGACTTTGAGGAAGGGGCTTAAGATGCAAATTCTAAGCCTGCTTGTCAATATTAAAAATGAAATAGTGAAAAGTAAATCGTTCATCATGTCTTTTGGAGTTGAGAGTTTAGGGTCCATTGATAACCTTATAAAAGAGGTTGAAATGTTAAGAGATGAAAACGATCAGATGAGAAGCAAGATTTTTAAAATGCAGAACAAAGGATAGATCATGGAATATTTATTACCACTAGCATTCTTCGCTTTCATTCTATGCCTCATTCCTTTTGTAGGTGGTAAGCCAAAGAAGAAAGGCTCTATTGACCCGATAAAAAGTGTGAAAGGGTTGAAGTTATGACACAAACAGACTTCCTTGAAAAGCAATGGCTCAGATATGAAAAAATCTGTAAAGAAAAAGGCATGGACGCAGGTACAAAAGAAGCTTTTATGGAGAGGCAATCTCCAAAAGACTTCAAGCCAGATTATCTACTTGATAAAACTCCAAAGACACCGTGCCTTATCGTTAAAACACCGCTTATGAAACCAGAAGAAAACATCACCATATCACGCAGAGAATTAAAACGTATGCTTGAAGAAGTAGCGTTAAGAGCTTATGAACTTGGGATTAAGGAGAGCGCATAACGCATTTGGGTGGGGACACACTTTTTCAAGCACCCCACAGATGAAAGTATAACATAAAGGATTAGAGATGGAAAAAGTGTTAGAGATATTGAAAAAACCACATCATAAAAGCAAATTCAATAATGTAACTAAGGTGGTGTATAAAGAAGAACAAATCAAAGAAGTGATAGCAGAGATTGAAGAAGCTATGAAGCCTAAAACGTGTGCAACTTGCATAAACAGATATTTTGAAAGAGATGGATTACTTTTAATTGACCATTATTGTCATTTAAATGAATTTCCTATAAGTGAGTTTTTTGGTTGCATAAGATACGAGCCAAAGGATAACGCATGACAAGGGAAAGTGAAAAATCAAAAATAAGAATGAGTGTTATAGTTGATGGGAAGCATATTAATAGTCTTAAAAAAGCTGATGAAGTTATCGACCAAATCTTTGATGAATTTGGTGAACAACTAAAAGATAAAGATTACGAAATAGAACTATTAAAATCAATAGTTGAAGAAGCAATAAGAAAACCTATGGGCATTGAACCTCATTCGTGGAGCGATTACAAAATTAAAAAGGCTACCACATGAGCGAACTCCAACTAGAGCTAATACTATTCCTATCAATCTTAGCAGTAATATCGTTTTACAAAATGTGTGAGGCGTTAGCCTTATTGTTTAAAGAGTTGGACCGCATGAATAAAGTCGTGCGTATCAATGACAAAGTGTGCGAAAGGAAAAAAATAAGATGAGTATTGCAAAAGACAGCAAATGGGTTAAAGATGGGGAAGTGGTAGAGGTTGTAAATGAAAATTCAGTATTAACAGTACCAAATTGTGTTTGGTTTAAAGATGAAAAACAAGTTAAGCATATTCTTACAAAACATGACTTCTTAGAGCAATACAAGCCTTATGAGCCAGTTTATGAGTATAGGTATGTAACAGATATTTATTGTGAAACAAAAATACTAAACAGATATTTTACGGAAGATGAAATTAAAGAAGAATACGAAGTTTATCAACGTATTGACTTCACAAAGAGAGAACGAAAATGAAACCAATACTATTCAGCACTCCTATGGTGCAGGCTATTTTAGATGGTAGAAAGACTATGACGAGAAGAGTTATGAAAGATTGTACACAGTTTGATATTGAAGAATCTCAACTGCTTGAAAATACTGGGTACAACCTAACACATAATTATAAAATGAGCATTGAAAGTGTTGGAATTTTTTCAACAAAAGAAAAGCTTTTAAACTGGTTTGTTGCAAAGTATTCTAAGTACCAAGTAGGTGATGTTTTATGGGTGAGGGAAACGTGGCAAAATTATTGTCTTGGAGAACCTAATAGTGGCTTTATTTATAAAGCTTCACCTGAACTTTATCATTGGAAAAAAGAAAGCGTAATTTGGAAACCGTCAATCTTTATGCCAAAAGAAGCGTGTCGTATCTTTTTACGTGTAACGAATGTAAGAGTTGAAAGACTGCAAGATATAACAGCTCATGATGTTTTTCAAGAGGGATGTCTACCACTAAATAGCTGTTCTTTGAAAGAATGTTCTGAACATGCTTTTAATTGGTGGATTAATCTTTGGAACTCCATCAACGGTAAAGGCGCATGGGAAGAAAACCAATTTGTCTTCGTCTATGAATTTCAAAGGATAGAGAAGCCATGTTAAATGAAGGCGAGCGGAGCCATACACTTGTGTTGAAAAACTATTCGGTTGCTTTAAGCCATCCAGCCTAAAATCGCTTCATTAATCAAGAGATGCAGCACAGCTCCATTACATAGGTTATAAATAACACGCATACAGTGTTGTACCTATAAGCGAAGAATTCTTTTTTCGCAAAAAGAGAGTTCTTCTATATAACTTGCTCTAATTACCCCGTTATTGCATCTATGCCAGTATTACAACCTACTGCACAAGTTTGGGGTAGCTATAAAGTCAGCCATTCGGCAATCCTTAAAAGTTACTCCTATAAAAGGGCAACAAGATTATATCACAAGGAATTATAATGATATGCAAAAAATGTAAAACACAAAACGCACCTCACATGCACAAATGCTTTGCGTGTGGATACACAAAGTTCGAGGATAAACCAATTTCACAAGATCAGGAAAACGGTCAAACAGAACGAAACAATGAAGCGTTCTACGATGGGTATAAAGGGGAAGTACACGAATGAGAGAGATACGTGACACGACAGTAACAATACACCCAACAGTAAAACTATCATTTGCTTATGCCTTAGATAGAATAGCTGAGAAAGAAAATCTAAATGTAGGAAAAGCACTCGAAAAATGTATGGAAGAATGTAAAGACTTTCAAGAATACATTAAAGAGTTTCATAACATAAAAAGGGATTAATTTTCCCTTTTTTCTGCGTAAAAATCTTTAAGATACTTTCACTTCCAAAACTGCAAAAATACCGTATATAAAATCTTATAGGACGGTAGAATGAAACCTGATGCAATAGATCATCTATCCTTCAAACTTGCAACAAAATTTAAACAATCAAACCTAGAAAAAGCCGTCATCGAATCATTACTACAAGTTCTTGAAGAAGAAGAGAATGAAACACGATTACTATTTGCAGGCAATACACACATCAAAAACGATAGACACAATATAAAACAGGCGTATTTACTTTGGCAACAACAAAAAGTTACCAATAAATCAAAGAAAGAAATATGCAACTATATTGCTAACTGCATCAGTGACATAAGCCCACGAACAATAGAAAAATATATCCAAAAGTTCACAAAAGGTTTTAATCCACTAAGGAGATATGATGCCTATATCTTATAAGTCATGCAGATGTGGAGCAAAGATACCACGTAACCTAAAGTGCTGCGAGAAGTGTGAAGCATCACGACAAAAAACTTACGATAACTCAACACGCAACCAAGAGAGCAAAGCCTTTTACAACTCTAAAGCATGGTGGAGAGTTAGAACGATAGTACTAAGAGATAACCCTTTGTGTGTTAAGTGTGGACATCCTGCACAGGTAGTAGATCACATCAAAGAGTTAAGAGATGGCGGTGAGCCTTTGGCGTTGGAAAATCTCCAAGGATTATGCCATGCGTGCCACAATAAAAAGACGGCAGAAGAGAGAGGACGAAGATGAGCATATTATCCATACTACTAATATTAAATCTTGTAATGTGCTTTGTGTACTTTTCAAACGCACTATACCGCAAAAAAATACATGAAGCCTACCTATGGTCATTGGTATTTATGTGGTGCTCGTTATACATAATGAAGTGAGGCTGATATGAATGAGCAAGAAAGAGAGATCATGGCGCTTTTAGTTTCTGCATGGAATAAATTTAAAGTGATGGAGCAAACACACCCCGATCATAAAAGAGATTTTGCAGATGGTATTCATAAGTGCCAAGACCAAATAATTCATAGAGTAGTACAGCGTGATTATCCTAGCGACTTTCCTACTCATAAATGCACAGAATAGAGGACATGGGGAGGGGGTATCAAATCTCTAGGAATTTAGAGCCTAAAGACCGCTTGCTCCCTCATCTTTTCACAAAGTTGATTTTTGAGATTTTAAAATAGTGGACAGTTTAAAAAGGTGGACAATTGAGTAAAGAAATCACAACAGCACAAGCCCTAGAGATACTAGGAGTAAATGCCAAAACTTTACAACGAAAAAAGAAAGATGGACTAGTACAATCTTGGAAAGTTGGTCGTGATTGGTTTTTCTATGAAGATGAGATTTTAGCCTTACTGCCTGATGTCAAAAAAAAGCAGATCATTCACGCACCGTCAGCCATTGAAAAAAATGTCAAAAAGAAAAAAGAGGTTGAAGAGAAAGCCAAGGAGATTGAATTTAAACTAAAAGAGGCTGAAAGTAAACCAAGCGATGAACTACTTGAAGAAAGTGGAAAACTACATTTAGTAGCTCTTAGAGAGCAGATGGAAGATTTAGGAATTTATCAAAAAATTGATGATGCGCTTATCTTCTCCGCTGCACTCTCATTTCAAACGTATCTAAAATATGAAGCATTGGCTTCCTCTGTTGATTATATGTCAGTTGATATGAAAGGTACAGAAAAAGAGCACCCATACTCAGACGTAGCTAAAAAACATTTTGATCGTTATGTATCAGTATGTGAGAAGTTGGGCGTAACACCATTAGCGCGCAATAAATTAAAGCCTAGTAACGATAAACCTAAAAATGATTTTGAAGAATTTTTCTAATGGTGTACTCAAAAGAGCTTTTACAAAAAGCAAAGGCGAGAATTAACGAAGATGGAATAGGTGAGCTTTTAAGGCTTGCACGTAAAAGACACTATAACGACTTATTGCACGGTCATGAACGTGGGCTATGGTACGATGAGGAATCAGCCAATAAAGCCGTAAAGTTCATTGAAGCTCTAAAACACACTAAAGGTGTATGGGCAGGTAAAAACATTATCCTAGAAGAATGGCAAAAAGAGGACATAATAAAGCCTATCTTTGGATGGATGAAAAAAAATGAAGATGAAAACACAAAAGAAAAATTCCCTTGGATAAGAAGATTTAAAACGACTTATGATGAGGTAGCGCGTAAAAATGGAAAATCTACTTTAGCATCAGGCATAGGGCTAAAGTTAGCATTTGGGGATAAAGAACATGGCGCAGAGGTTTATGCCGTAGCTACTAAAAAAGATCAGGCTAAAATCGTTTGGAATGATGCTGAGCGGATGAAAAATAAATGCGGTTTAAAAGAATACGTTAAAACAGCGTATTCTACTATGACATGTGACTTATTGAATAGCATTTTTAGACCGCTAGGACGTGATAGCAACACAGAGGATGGATTAAACGTCCATGGATCTATCGTTGATGAATACCATGCTCACCCTGATAGTGAAATGAGAGATGTTTTGCGTTCAGGTATGGGTGCAAGGCTTCAAGCTTTGGAGATGATTATTACAACAGCAGGATTTAAACGTACTTCTCCATGCTATGAAGAAAGAGAATACGCTATAAAAATTCTAAAAGGAGTGCTCCAAAACGACAGTTATCACGTATTCATAGCATCACTAGACAAAGGAGATGACCCATTTGATCCTAAAAATTGGAAGAAAGCTAACCCTAATCTAGGAATATCTCTTAATTACGAAGATTTTAAGGCTATGGCGTTAGAGGCAAAGGGAAAATCATCAGCTTATAACAATTTTTTAGTAAAACGTTTAAATGTGTGGACCAATTCAAAAGAGGCATGGATTAACTATGAGAAATGGGAAGCATCGGGCGGTATTTCCTGTAAATTGGAAGATTTGAAAGGTCGTGTAGTTTATGCAGGGCTTGACTTATCAACTACTACGGATTTAACGGCATTGGTAGTTATTTCAAAGAGAGAAGATGGAATTTTTGACGTTTATTGTAGATTTTTTATGCCAAAAGATACACTTGATGAAAGAAAATATCAAGATAAAGTGCCTTATTCTGATTGGGTACGCGAAGGTTTTATTACCGCCACACCTGGTAACGTAGTAGATTATGATTACGTGAAAGATGCGGTTATGGAAATAGCCAATATTTGTGATCTAAAAGTCCTAGCATACGATAGACATAACGCAACAGAAACAACGAATAACCTAACGAAAGAAGGTGTGGAAGCGGTAGCATTTAATCAAGGTACAGTAGCCATGAATGCACCTGTGAAATTACTTGAAAAACTAGTCCTTAGCAAAAAACTTAATCACGGTCATAACAAGGTACTTAACTGGATGAGTTCAAATGCTGAATTGATATCTGATAGTGGCGGAAATGTGAAGTTTAGCAAGCCTGATCCACGATCAATTGAAAGAATAGATGGAATGGTCGCTTTATGTATGGCACTAGGAGCATATTTAAATGATAAAAAAGAGGAAGATATTTCACCATATGAAACAGTAGGATTTAGAACTATTTAATTTCCCCTCCAAAATCACCTAAAAACTGCGTAACTCCATCGTTAAACTTTGGAAAAATAGTGGAGGGATGACTTGGGGTATTTTAGCAATATTGCTCGTGCTTTAGTTGGTAAAAGTATTAACTATGATGAAATGTACGCTAAATTTCATATGCTAAACTCAGGCTCTTCTATTGGCAATGTAACTCCAAACATATCACTACAAATGACAGCAGTTTTTGCAGCAGTAAAACTTCTATCAGAATCTATAGCAATGCTTCCATTATCTCTCCATAAAAAAACAGGTGATAAAACAGAACAAGCTTTAGACCATATGCTATACAAACTTCTAAAATATCGCCCAAATAATGAAGTAAATATTTTTTCGTTTAAACAGTCTTTTGTTGCCTCGATGCTTTTGCAAGGATCAGCATACATTCATAAAGGGATTAATATATACGGGGATACTGTTGAACTTAATGTTCTTCTTCCTCAATATGTGTACAAAGAACGAATAAATGGGAAAATTTACTACAACTACACCGATAAAAATGGGTCAAGAAAACTAACTTTTGAAGAAGTAATCAATATTCCTTACTTTACTCTCAATGGTATTGATGGACTTTCACCAATTGGAGTATGCAGAAAGAGTGTTGCGCTTGGGTTAAAAGCAGAAAATCACGCAGAACTTTACTATGACAACGGCGGAAAACCAAACGGATTTATAAAAGCTCCTCAAAAACTAACAGATGAAGCTTATGAACGATTAAGAAAATCATTTAATGAAAATTATGGTGGTAATAACAGTTTCAAAACTGGAATTTTAGAGGGTGGCGCTGATTATATTGGTATCCCACTAAATATGAAAGATGCACAGTTTATAGAGTCACGAAAATTTCAAGTTTCCGAAATAGCTCGTATCTTTGGTGTGCCTCCTCATAAAATTGGAGATCTTGAAAAAGCTACATTCTCAAACATTGAAGAGCAGAACATAGAATTTGCTACAACTTCTATCATCCCATTCGCCACAAAGATTGAAGAGGCTTTAAATTTCCATTTACTGACAACAAAAGAAAGAGAGTCAGGATACTTCTTCAAGTTTAATGCAAATGCACTTCTAAGAGGAAATATCCAAGCACGATATGAAGCTTATACCAAAGGTAGAAATTGGGGATGGCTAAGTGTTAATGAAATTAGAGAACTAGAGGACTTAAACCCTATTGAAAATGGGGATGTTTATCTAGAGCCATTAAATATGGTAGAAGCAGGAAAACCAACACAAGGAGGCACACCGAATGCCTAAAAATTTAATGGATGTACTTCACAGTAGAAGTTTTGAGAAAAAAATTAGAGCAGATACGATCCTTATTAACCATGAAACTCGTACCGTTCCTTTTATTCTTGTATCAAAAGACAATGCAGGAGAGCGTTACGACTGGTGGGAAGGTCGCATCTATATTGAAGAGTTAGACCCAAAAGGCGCGATCCTTACAGATCTAAGAACTTTCTTTAAAGATCACTCACCAAGCGTTGATAACGCTATTGGCAGAGTTGAAAATTTACGTCTAGAGGGCGGAGAAGTTAAGTGTGATGTAGTCTTTGGAAGTGATGAAGATAGCCTTAAAGTCTTTCAAAAATACGCTGAGGGAATTTTAACAGATGTATCTATCGGATACACCATTGATGAAGTGATCGAGACAGAGAAAAAAGGAGAACCTACCCATGTGCTTGTAACGAAGTTTACTATCCTAGAGCTTTCTGCAGTATGGAAAGGATTTGATAGTGGCGCAATAGTAGGACGTAAAGCGGTGGAAGATCAGAGAACACCTGATATTTCAAAATTACAAATTGCAAAACGCGATTTAGAAATTTACACAAGGAAAGTTAAATGAACGAGAGATTAAAAAAGCTATTGGAGCGAATGAAAGCTTTAACAGACAAAGCAACTGCTGAAAAACGTGATCTTACTGATGAAGAATCAGCGGAATTTGACGGATACAAAAAAGAGTTTGACAGTTTAGAGCGCACATTGAGTGCGAATGATGTCACACAAAGAGTCCAAGGCGTTATCGCTAACCTTGAAAAACCAGTTAATTCACCAATCCGTGCAGAACTTGGATTAACAGACAAAGAATTAAAGCGTTATTCATTAAGCCGCGCTCTTCTTTCAACAATGCCAGGCTCAGGAATTGATGCAGGGTATGAGCGTGAATTGAGCCAAGAAGTAGAGAAACAATATGGAAGATCAGCAAATGGTATCTATATTCCTCATGACATCTTGACTGCAAAACGTGATATGAATGTTGCAACTCCAACAGCAGGTGGTAATCTTGTTGCTACAAATTACATGCCAGGTAGTTTTATTGAGTTGCTTCGTGCTCGTGCCCTTATGATGCAATTAGGTGTACAAACACTTGACGGTCTTGTTGGTAATGTTGCTATCTCAAAACAGACAGGCTCTTCCACAGCTTACTGGGTTACAGAGGGCGGTGATACTAATCAGTCGGAATTGGCTATTGGCATGATTAATATGAGTCCTAAAACTATTACGGCCAAAACAGCTACGACTCGTCAGCTTTTGATGCAGTCTAATCCTTCTGTTGATGCTCTTTTGATGAATGATTTATCAAAGGTTTTAGGTCTTGGAATTGACAAAGCGATTATTAGTGGAACTGGTGCAAGTGGTCAACCAAGAGGTATTTTAAATACATCAGGGATTGGTTCAGTAAGTTGTACTACTGCAAATGGTGGTTTTAGCTTTGCTAATGCGGTCAAATTTGAGACAGCTTTAGAAACAGCCAATTATGATGCTTCAACATGTAGTTATGTGATGACACCTTCCATTAAAGGTACAGCAAAATCAACACCTAAGGTAGCGGGTGCAGCTGCTATGATTTTTGAAGATAATGAAGTCAATGGATATGGGGCATATTCAACGATGCAGATGAACGCTAATACTGTGTTATTTGGTGATTTTTCAGAGATTATTCTTGGTTTATGGGGTGGGCTTGACCTTATGCTTGATCCATATGCAAAAGCTGATAGTGGAGGTCTTGTTGTTCGCGCATTCCAATCTGCGGATATTGCCATTAGACATGCGGCTGCTTTTGCTGCATCAACTGACGTAGGATTGTAATATGAAAGTAAAAATCACACGCTCCGTCTTTATTGACGGAGTTACTAAAAAAGTTGGCGATGTTGTTGATGTAGAAAAACATTTTGGTAATGAGCTAATTGCTACAAATGCGGCAGAACTCATTGAAGAGGAAGAGAATGGCGATAAGCTTACAGAGCTTAAAGCCAAAGCCGATGAATTAGGTATCAAGTACACTAAAAAATCAACGGTTGAAGATCTTACTAAACTCATTGAAGAGGAAGAGAATAAATGAAATTAACGTGCAAAACACAGCCAACTACACAGCCGGTAACAATCGAAGAGGCTAAAAGCTTTTGTCGTATTTTGACAAACGATGATGATGCGATTATTTCTCTCTTGATTGATGCGGCAACTGATTACGCTCAAAACGTAACAGGAAGGCAGTTATGCACGGCAACTTATGAGATCGTAGTTGGTGGTGAACAATCACCGCTACGACTCCCTAAAGCTCCATTAAAAGCAATCACGAGTGTTATGTGTAACGGTATTGCGCTTGACTACTCATTACACTATGACTATGACGTTGCTTTTATCGAGTTTTCGGCTACTGATGATGTGACCATAACCTATGAATGTGGTTACGATGTTATCCCTGCAAGTTTAAAAGCATGGTGTCTTAACAAAGTATCAACTCTTTACGAAAATAGAGAGGGAATTGTAGTTGGATTAAGCGTTGCAGAAGTGCCAAGTGGGGTGATCGATTGTATTTTAGATCAATACAAAGTTAGATACCTATGAGAGCAGGAACACTCCGCAATAAAATAGAGTTTATTACTATCTCCGATGGTCAGGATGAGATGGGAGGAACAGCAGAAGTGGAAACTCACTTTTGTTACTCGATGGCTGAAATAAAGCCCGTAAGCGGTAATGAAAAGTTTGTTGCTAATCAAGTTTTCACAGAGGCTACATGTCAAATAAGATGTCGATATGTTGCAGGAATTACCACAAAGCATAAGATAAAGTTTGGAGATCGTAAGTTCAACATTCTAAATTCTCAGAACAAAGATGAGCGAGGGATTGAGCTTTATATTATTGCTAAGGAAATATTTTGAGTAACGAAATAAAAGGGCTAGAAGATCTTATCAAAAATCTTAATGCTCTTCCTGCGAAACTTGAAAAAAAAGTGATACGCGCTGCCGTTAGAAAAGGAGCGAATATTGTTAGAGATAAAGCTAGGCAAAATGTACCAAAAGATACAGGAAACCTTCAAAAATCTATCATTACATCAGGTGCTAAAGTCTCAGGAAAAATCGCTTTTAGAGTTAGCCTAAAGCAAAGAAAAACAAAGAACTCTAAAGACCCATATTATGGTCGTTTTATTGAGTTCGGAACTTCAAAAATGCCTGCAAAACCATTTATGCGCCCTGCGCTTGATGAATCAGAAGGTGAGGTATTGGATACCGTAGTTAGCGATATTAAATCAAACCTTGATAAGGTGAATAAATGATTCAAACAGGCTTATTTAACCTCTTAAAAACCATTCCATCAATAGGTACTAGAGTTTACCCTTTAGTAGCTCCTCAAAATACTCCAACTCCTTACATTACTTATCAGCGTATAAGCCCTTTCGACACTTCGACAACAGAAGGAACTGAAAGCTTAGATTTGGCTCGTTTTCAAATCAAAGTTTTCTCAAAAACATATTCAGATGCAGTAAATAACGCGAATTTAGTCAAAGAAAAACTAAGCGGAAAAGGATTAAAGCTTATGCATGGGGAAGATATTGAGCCTGATACTTTATTATTCTTTCAAATCCTAGATTACCAACTTTCAGACGACATACTTCAATAATTTCCCCTCCAAAATCACCTAAAAACTGCGTAACTCTCTTCGTAAGATACTGAAAATATCTTATTAAGGAGTCTTGCATGTCAAAGGCTAAAAACTCGTTGGGAGCTTCAATTTTTATTGAAACTGCTACTCCTGGAACATTCATCAAAGTTGGGGAGCTTTTAGACATCCCTGGTATGCTTGGAGATAAAACAGGTCGTGTTGATGTCACCAACATGGACACAGTAGGCTACAAAGAATACATTTCAGATGGTTTGAAAGATGCTACTGAATTTTCACTAGAGTGTAACTATATTGCTGATGATCCTGGTCAAGTTCGCGTATTTGAACTTGGTACTTCAAATGCAAACACAAAAATCAAACTCGAATTAAATGACCAAATCACTCCAACAACAGGCTCAAAAACTATTGTAATTCGTGACGGTTATATTCCTGGTATTCCAAACATCGTACCTGCAAAAGGTGCTCAAACAAAACTCCAATTTTCTTTCCAACCATCAGGCGAACCTGATATTACATTTGCGAGTTAATTATGCTTACTAGACAGTCAATTATTGAAGCAAATGATATTGGTACAGGAAAGATTAGTGTTCCTGAATGGGGTGGGGATGTTTATGTTAAATCCCCTAGCGTAAGGGAAAGAGACATTTTAGCTTTATATTCAAGAAAGTATTTAGAGGTAGTCACTGATAAAAAAGGTGAACCTGTACTTGATGAAAATAAAAATCCAAAACTTAGATTTATTCAAGGTGAAGAAGCTGAAAAAGCATTCTCTGATTTTAGGCTTTATAAAGTCGGTTTTTCTCTTTGTGATGAAAATGGGGCACGCCTTTTTTCTGATGAAGATATTGAAACAATCTTAGCTAAAAAATCACCTGCATCTATTGATCGAGTGTTTGGTGAGATTGAAAAGGCTTTAGAAAAAAAGAACTAACCGAGTCTAGAAAGTTTCGTTTTCGTCTAGCGTTAAAGCTCGGTATGACGGTAGACCGCCTTGAACGTGAAATGTCAAGTGCAGAGCTAGATGAGTGGGTTGAGTTCTATAAATTAGAGCCATTTGGGAATGAAGAGAAGATGAATGACTTTAGACATGCTTCTCTTTGCTCAATTATAAACAACATGATTGGTGCACAAACAAAGCCCGAAGATTTAATCATGTACAGATCAAAAGAAGAGAAATTAGACGTGGAAGATATGACAGAAGAGCAAATAAAAGAAGCTCAAAAAGCCATCTTCCAAATTTTTACAATGGGGTAGATAATGGCACTTGGCAAACTTGACATAATTATTGCTGCTGATACCGCTCAAATCCGTAAGGATATGAACACAGCGGTTGGTATTATGCAGTCAGGTACAAAGGTTATGGAAAATGTTGCCAAGACTGCCGCAGCCACATTGGGCGGTTATTTCGCTTTTGATATGTTCAAAGCGCAAATACAGCAAACATTAGACTTCGCAGACAATCTTTCAAAACTATCACAAAAAACAGGCATTAGTACAGATGCATTATATTCTCTCAATGCAGCAGCTAAACTTTCAGATGTAGAGTTTGAGTCTTTATCAGGCTCTCTTTCAAAATTCAATAAGAACATTGGCGCTGCTTCTGAGGGAAGCGGAGATGCTAAAAAAGCTTTTGATAGCCTAGGTATTTCTGTAAAAAATCAAGATGGAACGTTAAAAAATAGCTTTGAAATACTTGGAGAGCTTGCAGATCAATTTAAAGATATGCCTGATGGAGCTACAAAAGCAAGTACAGCTATGGCACTATTTGGAAAATCAGGTGCAGAACTAATCCCTCTTTTAAATAGTGGTAGAGATTCTTTAAGAGAGTATTTAGGCGTAATAAATGATGAAACAGGAAAGGCCGCGGAAGCTTTTAATGATTCTTTTACAAAAATAGGTATATCAATAGAGTCCTTAAAGTTGAAAGCACTACAAGACTTTACTCCAAGTATGCAAAGTATCACTAAGGATATTGAAGATGTAGCGGAAAGCATACAAAGTTTTTCATCAAATGGATCAATAAATTATTATGAGACATTTAAAGATTATGCAAAAGATTTCACTGCATTAGGAGTAGCTATATATGGAACACCTGCGTTATTAAAAGCAACATCATTTAGTATAGATGCTGTTTCCAATAGTGCTGTTATATCTGCGAGTAAAATGGCTATATATGGAAATGAACTTGAAAGATCAATTGCAAAGACTATTCTTTTAAAAAATTCAACTATTTTATTGGCAACTGCATTTAAAACTGTTGGGCCAACTGCTGCATTATTTGCCATTACAGAGGTATTTTTAAACTGGGATACGATCACTGGTAAAGTTTATGACAATCTTGAAAAAATAAGCAATTTTAAACTTCAAGAAATGATAGATAAACAAGCAGAATACGTTAAAACTCTTGAAGATAGAAAATCAAAAAATGAAGATAGTAATGGTTTTTTAGCATTTTTAGGTGCTTCTTGGTCAACTATGGATGATAATACGCTTAGATTTGCTAAACAAGACCTTATAGTACTCCAAAATCAGATAGCAAAGAATAAAGAAAAAATAAATAGTGAAGAAAAGAAAAACAAAAAAGATACAGGTTTATCAGATGAAACAAATGCGATAAAAATATTCAACTCTACATTATCCGCTCAAATACAAGGTCTTGAAAAACAATTTGATATTAAAGAGCAAATTGAAGCTCTTAATATTGAATCTGCATTGAGAAATGAAGCTATATCAAAGCCCGAAGCTGAGAGGCTAAAAGAGATCAATGATATTACTTCTCAGATAGCTAAAAATCAAGAAATAATCAATCTTCTAAAAACTAAAAAGTATGAAAGTGGTAGTACTGATCAAGCAGCAGATCTTCAAAAAATGAGTGATCTTCAAAAAGAAGAAGAATTACTCATACTTAAAAAAGTGGCAGCAGAAGAGCGTTATAAAGCTACCGTAAAATCTGTAAATGAAGAGCTCATGATTTCTATTGGTGCTATCAATATGTCAGATGTTGATAAAAAGTATCAGGATTTATCAAAAAGCGTTCAAGACTTAATTAACAAAGGTGCAGATTTAAAACTCGTTGGAGAGTACGCCACAAAACTAGCAGATCAAATTGAACGTGATGGCGCATACACTCATTTGCAAACAGAGCTAGACATTAGAAGTCAAATAGCAGAAGTTAGCCTATATGGAGCACAAAAAGAAACAGCTTTAGAGCAGATTCGACATGATGGAGTAATGGTAAATTTAAGCCGTGAACTTGAAACAAAAAAGCTAAATGCAGATGAATATTTGGATCTATTAGCAATCGAAAACCAACGTCACGCTCAAAATAGTGACTCATTCTATAAATTCATGCTTGATGCGTTTAATAACATTGAAAAAGCGATGGATGAAAACTTCTTTAATGCTATGACAGGTAAGTTTAAATCCTTTGGAGAATGGCTAAAAGACCTTTTCAAAAATATTGGTACGTCTATCGCACAAGGACTTAGCAGAACGATTGCAGGTAATATCACACAATCGTTAGAGGGCGGTATCGTCAATATGTACCGCTCATATGGTGGACTTGGCACTTCTGCTTCATTGGTAGGATCAACATTAAGCGCTAGTGATATGAGTTCACTCCTTAGTTCAGGCGCAACTGTAAGTGATGGAGTTATTAAAACAGCAGGCGGTACTGTAATCGATCAAGCGAGCGGAACAGTTACAAGCCAAGGAAGCGATGCATTATCATTACTCAGTACGGCTTCTTCGCTAAAAACTGCTTATGGAGTGATGACTACTGGAATTAGCGGATCTATCATAAGCGGATTTCAAGGCATAAGTGGGTTATTGGCACAAGCAGGATTTAATGGAGCTGCAAGTGGAGTAATGAGTTTTGGTGCAGGTGTTGCTAATCCTTTTGCTTACGCAGGTATGAGCGGACTACCAACAGCAATGACAGCAGGATCAATGTTAAGTGGTGGTCTTATTGGTGGTGGTTTAGGATATGGAATAGGTGCATTAGGGGATAAAGTATTTGGAGCTAATACTTATGCTAGTACTGGTGGATTAATTGCAGGTGGATTGAGTGGAATTCTTACTGCTGCAGGAGTACTAACTGGTGGTATAGGTGGTATTTTACTAGATGCTGTTCTAGGATCAGTTTTAGGCGGTATGTTCGGTAAAACAAAACAAACAGGCGCAGGTATTGACATCTTAGGCAATGCAACAGCGGATAGTGCATCAGGTCAATATTGGCAAAGCTATAAGAAAAAATCATGGTTTTCAAGCTCTTCTTGGACAAATTACACTCCATTTAGTGATGAAGAGATCAAAGCAATTAAAAGCACTATTGGCGTTTATGACTACCTTTTAGAACAGTTAGGAAACTATAACGATCTTGTTGTCTCAGGTGGTCGTTTTTCAAACTTACAAAGCTTTCTAGACACTAATGTTGTACAAGCGTTCTTAGTCTCTATTAACCCAAATAACTTAAGCACAATCTATCAAAGTTGGGTAGATTATGCGGCAGAAATTGATAAAACGATTACCGAAGCTATATCAACGGCTGTAAGCGGATATACAACCTATAAACGAGGATATACAGAGTGGTTTTTAGGTAGCGGAACTGTTGAACAATTAGCGTTTACATCAAACTATTTGCAAAAAGACTTCGAGGCGTTGGCTTCAAGTTTAGGTGCAAGTTCTGTAACCGTTGATAACTTCCTATCGATGTACGATGCAGCGATTAAAAATAACTTCACACAAGATACTATCGAGGCATGGGCTAGTCTTGGCGATGCACTAATGAAGTCAACCGATGCAACAAAGAAGTACAAAGATGCGCTAGATAGTCTAAACGGTAGCACGACGTATTCATTGCCAGTTGATACAATGCTCACAAAGGTCAATAACACCTCACAGCAGATTGATCTTAAGCAATTAGTTACCACACAAACAGGACAGAATGACACCGTAATCAATCTTTTAGTTCAAAGCGTAAAAACATTGCAATCTATTCTAAAAGAGGCGCAATTTGGAAAGGCTATCGTATGAAAATACTATTTCCACAAGCATTTACGCTCACTTCCTCAAATATTAGTAATTCATCATATTCTGATTGGAATGCTTCAACAGCATATGCAATTGGTGTGCAAGTTTATCTACCTGATAACTACGGAGAGTATAAATGTTTAGTTGCCAATACTGGTGTTGATCCTAGAACTTCTATTTATGATGCCACAAAAAATCCAAATGGAAAATGGTTATTTTTAGGTACTACTAATAAGTACAAAATGTTTGACAAATACCTTACATCACAAAGCGTTAGAAATGGGAACATAACTGTGGAAATGTTGGCGTATGAGTCACAAGCTATTTATCTTGGAAACCTAGATGCCCAAAGCGTAACTATCCAAGTTATCGACAACAACACACATCAAGTCATTGAAACTTTTACAAAAAATTTAATTAGAGATGTAACTGATGCTTTTGATTATGGTTACGGTGATTGGATTGAAAACAGAAAAACACAGTTTGTCTATGAGCGCACCACAGCGACACGTAACATCTCACTTATAATTGAGATCAATAACGGATCTAGTGATGCAAAGTGCGGTATTTTTTGTTGCGGAAAAGTCAAAGAAGTAGGCTTAACAAAATGGGGTGTGAGTGTAGGAGCTTTGGATTACTCAACAGTAGCAACTGACACTTCAACTGGGGATACTTCTTTGGTAGAAGGAAATTATGCACCAACACTCGATTTGGATTTGTTTACAAAAACAAAAAACGCTATGGCGCTTAATAAGATACTTAACGATGCAAGAGGGAAGGGTGTTGTATTTATGGCTGGGTATTCTGATGATTTACTCGTCTATGGGTACAAGCAGAAACACTCTACCGTAATGAGTGGACCAGTAGAAACTATTATCACAGTAAACATAATCGGATTAACTTAGGAGAAAATATGATAGATCAAACATTAACCACACCACCTGATGCGCCAAGCAGTAACGATATACCAACATTTAGAACACGATTTGATGCGTTTATAGCATGGATTGTCACCTTTGTATCTCAATTAACGACGGTAATTTCTCAAATAAATAGTACAGCTTCAACAATCAATTCAAAAGAGTCAAGCGCTACTAGCGCAGCTAGTACAGCAACAACACAGGCAGGCATAGCAACAACAAAAGCAAGTGAAGCAAATGCAAGCGCAATAGCTGCATACAATGCACAATTAGCAGCAGAGGCGGTATTTGATAACTTTGATGATAAGTATCTAGGAGCTAAAGCAACAGCACCAACAGTTGATAATGATGGTAATCCTTTAGTAACTGGTGCTTTATTCTTTAAAACAACATCACCAAAAGGTATTTATGTTTATGATGCAGAGTTATCTATTTGGTCAAGTCCAACGTATGTACCAACATCTCACGGATCATTAAGCGGTAGAAGTGATACGGATTCACACCCTATAAGCGCTATTACAGGGTTAGTTGATGCATTAGCAGATAAATTATCTAAAACACTCGATGCTTCTATTGATGGTATTAAAACATTTTTAAAAAGTCCTATTGTTCCAACTCCAACGGCTGGTGACAATAGCCAGAAGGTTGCAACAACAGCTTTTGTCCAAGGTGAAAAAGTAAAAGGATTACTTGCTGAATATGTAGTTACTGGTAGTCCTATAACTAGTATAGATTTTTCTAATCTTGATATTAATACACATAAAAGTTATAGAGTAGAAATTTCAATAGCAAATGCAACAGCAAATAGCTCAGGATTATATTGTTTTATTAATGGAGATACAAATCTTACAAATTATTATAGAGAGTTAGTCCAGTTTGATGGAACAACAATAGGAGCAAATAGGGCTAATAATCCTCAAATTATTACACTACAGCCGTCTAGTTCGTTATCTCTTACCAGTAATGTACAGCGAGGTGATAATGGATATGCAAGGGCTATAAATTTTGGGAATAGTAGTAATGGATCATCTGTTTTAAAAGAAGATAGCACATTAATAAAAACGGCAACTGTTGCCAATATTACACAACTTACATTTACAACAAGCGTTGCTGGTGCAATAGCCGTTGGTTCAAAAATTCGTATTTACAGGGGTGATGTATGATAAAAATTACAACAAAAGACGGTCAGATTATTTCAGATGAAGAACTTACAAAAATTGAGGCAGAAAACAACAAAAATTCTATTTTAATTAAAATAGCAGAATTAGAAATTCAACAATTAAGACCTCTTAGAGAGCTTATGATCGACAGCACTAATCAGTTTGCAAAAAGTAAGCTAGAAAGCATTGATGCTCAAATAGCAGAACTTAGAAAGCAACTGTAATGTTTACCGTACTAAACAGATTAAGAGGCATGAATGGCGTTTGGAGCAAATTTATAGGCTTACTCCTCTCTTATATCTTACTAAGCATATCTTACAACCAATATTTAGCTTTATCAGTAGGTATTTTATATGTGATCGGTGAAAGCTTTGGAATAGGAGATTGTGAAGCAACATTAACTATGAGAATGACAAATAAAATGCCTACACCTTACACAGAGGGAAAAAATAACGGTATTCAATGGTTAGCTTCTAAGATTGTAGACCCTTCAAAAGACTGGATAAATCATTGTCGTGTGTGGTTATTTATTCGCGGTATTTATTGGTGGATATGTTTGTTACCTTTAGTATTTTTTATTGAGTGGTACTTTGTTCTTATATCAATTATTATTTTAGGTTTAGCATTTCCATTAGCGTGTGAGCTTGGATATTACACATCAAAACTATGGAATTTTAAATATATGAACGGTGGTGGAGAGCATAGTGAAGTTTGGAATGGACTCGCACAAGACGTAGTTATTTTGATTTTATTATTAAGGTTTTAAATGGAAAAGCAATCAACGGCACTCAATTTATTTCTGTTACCGCTTGCATCCCTAGTGCAATTCTTAGAGATAGATGGCAAGAAACTATCTATCTTAGTAGTTCTAATGTGCATCGATATGTTAACTGGAACATTCAAAGCATATCGCACTAAAGAGAATATCACATCACGCAGATGGATAGCAGGGTTTTTGAGTAAATTGGTTGTATTGCTTGTACCGTTTACGATTGCGCTCATGGCTAAGGGTGTGGACTTTGACGTTAAGTGGTTTATTGGCTTCTCGCTATCTATTATGGTCATAGCAGAGGCGTATAGTATTTTAGGAAACATTTATACGTTTAAAACAGGTGAAGCGGTGGCAGAGATTGATGCGGTATCAGCGATCATTAAAGTGCTCAGGAATTTTCTTGAAAATATGATTGAAAGGGGTAGATGATGTGGATCATAGCACTTACAGCCATTAAAACATTTCTTGGTAATCAACTCAACGCACTTTCGTACATCCTAATTGCTGCGCTTATTGCCTCTTTATGTTGGTCCGCTTCATTGAAAATGGACGTATGGAGTTTAAAAAGAGATCTATCTACATGCAAAGATGAAAAAAAGAAAGTAGGAGATGAAAACGGATACCTTCTTACCGATAAAGCACGATATGAAGGTGCAATAGCTCAAGGTAATCACGATGCAAAAAACAAAAGCGATAATGCAGATAAAGTAATTGAAAAAGAGAAGATCATTTATAAAGACCGCATAAAATATATCAAGGAGTATGTGCATGACAGCAATAAAACAGAGTGTGAAAATTCTATTGCTATTCTTATGCGTAATGGTCTTTAGCGGATGCACACGTAGCCAAGAAAAATTATATTTCATTGATGATGGGAATGGTGGATCATATATTTGCACTTCTGATGAGTTGGACCAATACAAAATAGACAAAACAAAAATACAGTGGGTTTCTATTTGGGATGCTAACCAAAATGGTGGAAGAAGTTGGAAAACTAGACCACATGAAACAGCCTGCAATGATGAAGAACATAAAAAAGATATGGAGAATAAACAAAGATGGAAAAGATATATTTTTTAATAGCTTTATCGCTTTTAATGAGCGGTTGTGGAACAAAGTACATTCAATCTCCATGTCAAACGGAAGAGCCTGAAAGATTGTCAAGTGAGCGATCATGCACACAACAATATCGTGATGGTGAATTTACACTAGAGCAATGGGCAGAGTGTAGATCAATACGAGAAGTATCGATGGAAACGGATTATAAAAATATGAGAGAAGCGTTTAGGAGTTGCAAATAATGGCTGACTTTAGAAAAGCGATGGATTTGAACATGGAAGCTGAATTCAGTAAAAATCCTAGATCATGTTTACACGTTAATAAAGGTGAAGAAGGGTGGCTCACATATATGGGTATCTTTCAAAGAGAACATCCAACTTGGAAAAGATGGGGATATATTCAAACCGTTTTAGATAAACACGGTGGAGACAAAAAAGAGGCATCGCTTGAACTATACCAGGACAAATCTTTGACAGAAGATGTCTATTCGTTCTTTAAATCAGAGTTTTGGGATAAAATGAAGCTTTACATGGTTAACTCTCAAAAGATCGCGGAGGAGCTTTTTATCTTTTGTACCAATGCAAACATGAAAGCAGGCGTTAAAATGGCTCAGCGCCTCGTTGGTGTAAAAGACGATGGTATTGTAGGTAATGGAACTATTGCTGCGTTTAATGCGTTTGATGAGCATATATTCGATAGAGAATATGACTTACTAGAACAAGCTTACTACATGAACTTGATCTTATTACATCCTGAGTTTGAAGTAAACGAAAGAGGGTGGATAAGAAGAAGTGAATTAGCTATGTTGCCTATTGAAGAATTGGAGATGTGTTAATGTTGATTATTTCTAACAGCTATCTCATAATCATCACACAGTTCTTTAGAACTATGTTGTAAGCAGCGTTCACGTGTTTGTTTTATATCTAATTCCGATTTAACATTTTGCTTTATACTACAACCGTAAAAAGATAGTATTGAAACGATTATAAAAAACTTGATAACTTTACCTATCATTTGCACAACCTACTCATAACCTCAAAATCAACGCTCCATAGCCCTTTTTTTGACTGTTTAGCTTCTTGGAGTACATTATCTAACTCTTTAGGGTATTTCGCCTTTTTATAGATGCAGGAGTTTATGCATTTATAAATCTTTTGCACCTTTTTTAGCCACTGATTTTCTATATGCTTCTGCTTCTTCTAATATTTTAGTATTAGATATAAATATATAACATTTGCTATAACTTGAATTACAATTCATAGATATTGATGCGGGACCTCCATCAACAAAATAATACTCTTCAATATACTTATTTTGCTTTATAAATCCTCTTCCACCATATTTTTCTTCAAATGCTTGTTTTAAAGAATCTAAAGATTTTTTTGATGAAAATTTTAATATAACAGTTTCTAGTTTATTGTCAAAAAAATCATAAAAAATTCCATCTAACAGTGTTTCTCCTATTTTAAATGATTCATTGTTTTTTTTATAAATAAAAGATTTTTCTTCAGGATGTTTTTCTACGATAGTTGTTTTCCCTAATTTTGAAGGGTTGTCTCCCCATTTCATATCCCTAAAACCCTCAATGTCAGAGGCAAAACCAAATATCATTAATACCAAAATCAAAAACAATGATTTCATAAAGACTCCTATTTTTTAAACACATTATATAATTCATCTATTGAAAAAGCGTAAACCCTAAGAGTAGCTATTGCATCGTCTAAAGCTCTATGGTCTCTATCTGATTTGATGCATAAATGCTTTTTAATAGTGGTAAGTTTATGATTTTCTAGTTGTGGTAAAGCTTTGCGTGATAGTTGAAGCGTATCTATAACATGATTGTTAAATTCTAATCCATGCTTTTTAAATGTGTGTGACATAAAACCGCAATCAAAACTAGCGTTATGCGCAACGATGGGCAAATCTCCTATAAACTCTTTGAACTCTTTTATATGATGATCAATACTGTTACAATTTTCTAGCATATCGTTTGTAATGCCTGTTATTGAAGTTATGCGTGATGATATTCTACAAGATGGTTTTATAAGCTCTTGGTATGTTGTATGGCTTGAAGCATTTATATCATCAACCCTTATAGCTCCAATTTCGATTATCTCGTCATCATGTGGGCTTAGTCCTGTTGTCTCAATATCAAACACTACAAAGCTTTTTTGTACAGCTTTTTTACCTTTTAAATAAGTAATTGTACTTGATGAAGTGCGTTTAACGGTTGGATTTTCTTTTTTCTTTGATGCTTCGTACAACTCTTTATTTCTCTCATAATTATCATGTAGCTTTTGTTGCAGTTTTTCTTTATCTACTTTTGATTCAAATACCTCTTCTCTTTTCGGAAGCTCATACGACATCGTTAGATTTTCTCTTTTTAATTCTTCTCTTTTTTTAGAAAGTAAACTTTTAATAAAATCCATCATATTATCGTCCTCAACACCTTACCAAAAATCCTAAATACACTTTGGTCGTCAGGGCTTACAGTGTAGCTTTCATACTCTTTATTTGCAGATACAATTCTTATCATACCCTCGCTATTTACTTGCAAAAGTTTTACCATCAGAACATTACGCCAATTAATCACATAAAGCCCATCGCCCTTAAAATGTGTTGTATCATCAAACACGACCCAACTATCTGGGAATATCATAGGGGTCATAGAATAGCCATCAACTTGCATAGCGTAAAGCTTTTTTGTGGGTGGTGTTTTAAATGTGCATACATCAATGATAAACTCGCCCATCTTTTCAACACTATCTATGCTCTCTATGTTTGAGCCATTTCCTGCGGATACATGTGGGGATAATTTTGTAGCGGTAATTAGATTGTTTTGTGGTGAATATGATGGTTTGTCATGCGAAATTGCATTTATGTAAGGTATTGGTTCGTCATCTTTATAATTAAATGGGTTTGTCAGCCATTCACTATTTACATTATATTGACTTGCGATATGTGATGCTTTTTGAAAGTTTGGAGAAGTCTCTCCAGCCTCGTAAGATGCGAGTGTTCTTTTGGATATTGATAGTCTCTCAATGAACTCATCTTGTGACATTTTCATATCTTCTCTTAACAATTTTATTCTATTTGCAACGAGCATTTTAGAGTCCATGTTTTATCCTTTTATGCGAAATTGCATTAAAACTCTTGACAAATGATGCGAAATTGCACTATAATTCTTTCATGCAAACAAAATCGACAAACAATCGAAAAAAGTTTAATACCATACACCAAAAAGGGTTAAAAATGATTGAATTAAATCTTTCAAAAATTCGTGAGGATTATGGCTCTCTTGCTGAATTCGCACGAAAAGAGGATATTCGCCTTCCTTTAATAGTTGCAATCACAAAAAAGAAAAGTGACCATTTTAAAAGTGGAAGCGATGCCTTTAAAGCCTTTAAAATTATAAAACGACTTGGGTACATAAAAGAAAAGGAGATTGCATGAGCGCATTAGTTATCAACAATATACCAGTTAATTTGGTAGCGAAAGATGGAAAGGTGTTTGCAACTAGTTTAGATGTTGCTAATGTTTTTGGAAAAGAGCATAAAAATATTTTGAGAGACATCTCAAATATGAGTGAAAGAGCACGGCTCAATTTTGAGCAGTCCTCATACATAAATTCTCAAAACAGAGAAATGCCTATGTATGAAATGAATCGAGATGGGTTCACATTTCTTGTAATGGGTTTCACTGGTGAAAAAGCTGAAAACTTCAAGCTTGATTTTATTGATGGGTTTAACAAAATGGAAAATGCATTAAGAGAACAACAAAAATCATCACCTCTTCAAATTCTTGAACAAATGTTTCAAGTTGCAAAAGAGCATGACAACAGATTAGAAGCACTTGAGAAAACTAAACGTCTTGAAGGTTGGCAAGAAAAACGCCTAAAAGATGCAGTCAATCAAAAAGTATTTTCATTAAGCAATGGTGAAAAAGATTTATCTCCTCTTTATCGTGCTGTTTGGAGATTAGTAAAAAGTAGATTCACTGTACCAAGATACAGCGAGATACCATCTATCGAATTTGATCAAGCGATTGACTTCGTAAACAGAATCAGAGTTATTGATCTTATTCAATCATTCGATTATTCAAAATCAGCTTAACACCTGAACAGAGTCACAATGGTGGCTCTAGTTGAGTTGTTAAAACTCTACGTGCCCCACTGCGTTAAGGTAGGGGATGGGTTGCTATGGAAGGAAACCAAACCATAGCCGTGACGTTGTGAAACGTCCGTTAGTGACTGAAAAAAGAGAATGAAAAACAGCACAATAAACCGCCTTTGAGATTAGGCGTTAAATAATCTCACACTTTTTTAACCTTCCACTGAGAACATGACACATTCAACAACAAAATATATTAAGTAGTGTTTATTTGATGAAAACAATGGTTTTGTGCGTGTTCTGATCGAGGGTTTATTTGATGGCATTAAGCATTCAACAATAGCACATGTTAATTCGAGAAAAAAGGTTTTGCACGTGCCATCAAGTTTTTAAATGGTGAGTAGTCAAGTGGTATGTTCAAGTATGGTACTTTTGAACATTGCTTATAGCAATAAAAATAAAACCTAAGACGAGAACGTAATGCGTCAGTAATGGGCTACTCACTTTTTAAGAACTTACACAAAGGAGAAAACAATGCCTAAAGTATTTTGGCTAAACGCTTATGTAAAAGGCGATAAAGCAGAGAAAACTGTTATTTTGAGACATTTGGATAGTCAATATCCTGCCTCAAAGTTAAAAATTGAAAGGAAGATTTGATGCCTGATGTTGAGTTGAGCGAAGATCAGTTTTTAGCTGACATATTCAAAGATGGTTTCGAGATTGTGATCGATGCTAATGATTTTAAGAAGGTACTGCGCCAAAACGTGGAACTTCACAGAATCATAAAAGATCAACAGAAAACTATCGAAAATCAAAAAAAGGCTAATGAGTTTCTGAGAGATCAGCTGAAAGAATTACGAGAGCCTAGGGTTGTCGTGAGATTAAATGCGAGGGCATAATGGATTTAGTAGTATCACATTCGCTTGATATTTCAAGCAATATGGAAGAGTTAGCGGAGAACATCAAAAAAGATATTCAAAACAAGTACGACATTATCGTCACGGAAGATAGCCTCCCTGAAACAAAAAAGCTCATGGCTGAGGTAAACAAAGAGAAAGATGAGTTCAAAAAGAAATATAAAGAATTCAAAAATGAAGTTTTAGCACCACTTACTCCACTTGATGCAAAAGCTAAAGAGATTGAAGGTTTCTATGATTCAGCGCGCGCTGCACTTGATAACCAGGTAAAGAACTTTGAAAAAGGAAAACTTGAAGCGATCAAAGTAATTGTAGAGAAGTACAGAGATGATGCTTGTTTGACGGCTAACATCACCCCTGAATCGATCACGGTAAATGATCTCGTAATTTTATCAGCAGTTAGCACAAATAGCAAGGGCTATACAATTGCTAAAAAAACGAGTGACACTATCGATCAACGTATCCAAGCGGTAGAGCTTCAAATTGCTAAAGCAAAACTCGAAGCCGAAGAGAAAGCTAAACGTGATCGTGAGATTGCAGAGAACGCACGAAGAGAAGCAGAAGAGCGCGCAAGAGTACGTGAGGCTGAATTGTTGGCAAAAGCTGAAAGAGAGAAGCAAGAGGCACTATTGAAAGCTGAACGTGAAAAAGCGGAAGCGGTTGCTAAAGCTACTCGTGCAGATATTGCACCAGTTCAAAAGCAAGAAGTGAAAGAGCCTACATTCACAGATGACGGCAAACGTATCTTTACAGTAACGGCTACGTTTGAAGTATCAGCACCTAAACAAACCCCGATAGACAAAATTATTAATAAGCTTCAAGGAATGATCGAAGGTGCGGGGATTACATCATTGAAAAAAATTGAGGTGAGATGATGCTTGACCTAGACTTTGAAGAGGAAGAGAAAATAACTCTTTCCTCACTTACAACACCAGTTTATAAACTCGATGCGATCAACGAGAATATGCCAAACCATATTTACCACAGCATTGACGGTATATCGTCCACACAGTTTGATTTGATGCGTAAGAGCATGACAGCCTTTGAGTTACGCGAACACTTCAAAAAATCATGTGTTGCATTTGATGAAGGGGCATTAATCCACGATGCAATCTTATTGCCTCACTTACTCGATGAAATGTACCTCGAAAGTCCTACTAAAGGGTCTGATACGGTTGTATCGAATAAGTTGAAAGCAGATAATCCAAATAAGATTATTGTAGGTCAAGGGATGATTGATACTGCCAAAGAAATGGCACATAAAGTTTACCTTATTTATGGTGACTTTATCCGTTCAGCCTACAAAGAGGTATCTATCTTTCATAAAAATGAAGTAACAGGGCTTTTGCATAAATTTAGACCTGATATTTTAAACCTACAACAAAAAATCATCATCGATGTAAAAAGCTCTAGTGCTAACAATCATGCTGAATTTTTGAAGGTATTAGAGCTTTACGATTATGACTTATCGGCTGCTTGGTATTTTGATACTGCAAAAGATGCAGGATTTGATATTGAAATATTTGCATGGATTGTTGTTCCTAAGCAAGCTCCGCATTGTCCTTTTGGGTTTTACTGTACACCTGAACTACTCGAAAAGGGAAGGTCAAAGTATCAAAGTTTACTCATCAAATATGCAGAGTTTAAAGAGAATGGGATAGATGAGTTATTCAAACCTGCATTTTCGTGGGAATATAGAAAAGAAAATTACATTTAAAGGTTAAATAATGGCAACAGCAATAGAAAGAGCGAAATCAGTAGGCGGTTTAATAGCGAGTAGATCAGCTATGATTAACTCATTATTTAAAAGTGAAGAAGATGCAAAGCGTTTTAGAGCGATTGCAGTATCTGTAACATCAAACTATAAATTAGCAGATTGTACCGATGATAGCTTAATATCATGTGTGATGGGAGTAGCACAGTTGAGGTTATCAGTTGACCCAAATCTAGGTCATGCATACATTATTCCTTATCAGGTCAAAGACAAAAACGATAAAAACAAGGTCAAATGCACTATCGCACAGCTTCAAATTGGTTACAAGGGATTCATCCAACTATTAAGCCGTGCAGGGCTTGAATCTGATACTTACCCAGTTTATGACACAGATAAGTTTGAGATCGCTTTCAATAACGAAAAAATGGCGTTTACTTACGACTTTGAGGTTAATTTTGATGATCGTGAAGATGACGATAACGATTGGGTTTATAAGCACTTAAAAGGTGTTTTGGTTGTTATTAGAAGCGCTGATGGTATTAAAACAGAATTTATCTCGAAAGCAAAAATCGAAAAAATGCGCCTTAAATCTGAAAATCAAGACAATCCAAAAAAACCTGCACATATTTGGGCTGATTGGTACGAAGAGATGGCACGAAAATCATCACTTAAAAAAGTAGCCAAACAGCAAGCTATCGGAGATGAAAAAGTAGCTTTAGCAATTGCCATAGATGACAAGATTTCATCAGGTCAACATATTGACGTTGAGAAAAGCTTTAGCGAAGGTGTCATTATTGATGCGGAAACAGAGCCAACACCTCAAAACGATAAGCCAAAAAACATCAATGCTAATCCATTATTTGTTCTCAAAAACAAGCTAAAAAAACAAGGCGTTACCGATGTTGATTCATTCTGCAAACAGTTTGAGATTACAGCAGAAAACGCAGGAACGATGGTTGATGATGAGGCAGGGCTTCAAGCTCTTATAGAGAAATTTAACGATGATAGTATAGGGGTATGATATGGAAAATAGACCAACAATCAGAGATTTAGAAGACAATGATCTTCTAAAAATTGCAAATGATCTTTTTGAAGCGTATGGCGGAAATTTTAAATCTTCAGATATCGATGAAGATGATATTTTTCAATCAATCAAAGATATTGGAAACGAAAATGGCTATGAGTATGCAAAACACTTAGAGGATAGATATAGTGCATATCATGTTGATAGCATTATTGTGGAAGCCCTTGACTCTATACAATGGGATTTATACAGAGCACGAGAAGAAAAAATAAAAGAGTGGGTAAAAAAATATAACATCAACCCTTTATTTAGCGTTGGCGATATGGTAAGCCACAGACATGGTAAAAATACAATCCATGAGATCGATTATGAACGTGCTCAGTACAAAATAAATACCGATAAAGATAACTCAAAATACATCGTAAACTTTGAAGATGTTACAAAGGCTAACGATGTTTAATCGTGTCATCCTACTCGGCAACCTCACACGTGACTGTGAACTACGTTATCTTCCTAATGGCGGTGCTATTTGCACCACTGGGCTTGCAACAAATAGACGTTTCAAAAAGCAAGATGGTAGCCAAGGTGAAGAAGTATGCTTTATCGACATCACCTTTTTTGGTCGTACAGCAGAGATCGCTAATCAATACCTAAGCCGTGGTAAAAAAGTATTGGTTGAAGGTCGTTTAAAGCTCGATCAATGGACTGATCAACAAGGTGTAAAGCGCTCAAAGCACTCTATCACCGTTGAAACATTGCAGATGATGGATAGCAGACAAGCAGATGGTGATACAAATAATGCTCCAATGCAGCAAAACAAACCAACGGTGACGTATCAAGACAAAGACGGAAATGAATACGAGATGCCTGATATTGACGATTCTGAAATCCCTTTTAGTGGTGGCATACGATGAGCCAAAACACAATCATCAAAAAATTATTCATAAGGTGAACGATGAGCGAAAACGAGATACAAGAACAAGCGAAACAAACCGCTAAGTATCTCGTTGCTTTCATGGGTGTTGAATTAAAGAGAATTATGTACCCTACAGAAGTTAAAGGGGATGCCTTAGCAGGTCAAATTCTTGGAGTTTCAGCAGACACAATGAAGCAGCGTAGGAACAGAGGTTTTTATCGTGACAAATATCACTATTACAAAAAATCTGATAAAATTGTGATGTGGTATAGAGATGCCTTGTTAGAAGAATGGAGCTACCAAAATGGAAGTAAAGCTTTACTCTCGTCCTAACAAGGATGGTAAAAAAGTTCTTTATGTGGATTACACAGAAGAAAGTGGAAGGAGGGTGAGAAGGTCACTCAACCTCCAAGAATCTAAGGCAAATATCGCTTATGTAAAGAGAAATATTATACCTGAAATTGAGCGTAAAATAAAGTATGGTGTAGAATTTCGAGAATACAAAATGAGCGAATTTACAGACATTGTTCTGAAAAAAGCTAAGGAAAACAAAAAAATCAATACGTTTGTTACCTATGAAAAAGCAGTAAATAAATTCTACTCTATTATGGGTGATGTAAATATTGAGAAGATTTTTGTAAAGAATATTGAAAATTACATAAATTCTTTAAAGAGAGAAGGTCTTTCTAGCGCTACGATTAATTTATATCTAGTTCCTATAAAGATGGCTTTTAAAGAAGCTATGCGATTAGAAATAATTGACAAAAATCCAGTTCCTTTGGCTGATAAGCCGATAGTTAAAAACAAAGAAAAGAAAGTTTTTAACCTCATACAAATGCATCAAATTTTAGAAAAAGCAGAAGGTGAGTTAAAGACGTTTTTGTACTTTGCGTTCTTTACTGGTGCAAGACCTGGAGAAATTGTTGCTTTAAGATGGAGTGATATTTCAAACAATATGATTTTCATTAATCGTACTTCTATACAGAACGGAAAAATGGAAAATCTACCAAAAGGCGGTAAAAAAAGAAGTTTTGATTTGCTAAAACCTCTTGGAGATTATCTTTCAACTCTTGATAAAAAAAGAGATAAGATATTTTCATATAAATATGAGGCTTATGCAAGAAGCTTTTCACGCTTTTTGGTTAAGAAAGGGTTTGAAAGAAATACATTACATTCAACAAGGCATACATTCACAAGCCTTCTAATGAAGTCAAGAGAAGATCCAACATTGATACAGTATTTTTTAGGTCATTCTTCGCTGAATATGATTAATAAAGTTTATGCACATTATATTCATGATGAGAATGATGCTAAGAGATTAGGAAATATGTTGGCACAATCTTGACACACAAAAAATTGTGTACTCTTTTAACAACCTAAATATAGAGCCAAACTCGTTAAGGTTGATTAACAAACCGTTAAAAGCTCGTTAAGAGCAGGAGCGTATTATTTCATCATAAAACTTTTAAGGAGTACACAATGAAAAAGACAATTTTAACACTAGCAACATTAGTTGCGCTTGG